ATGGACGGGGCTTTTTTTTTGTATTTATTATATCTAAACAGTTTGGGTGTGAACTGGCACCCTTTTGGTAAGAGAATGTCAATAACGGCAGATTTGGATAAGATGGAACTGCCGATGTTAGATAAAACAACTTATTTAAAATAAATTTAACTTTTTGTAGAGTTGAACCATAGATAAGTGTGTAATGATTAGGCTACCACATAAACTTGATAATAGACTGGAGCTCGCTGATAGACGTGGTAGCCTGGCGGGCTCCGGTTTTTTTATAGGGGGTATTACAATGGAACAGGAAAGAGATTATCCAAAGGCCTTGGATTCATCTAAGGTGGGAACCTACAGTGGTTCGTGCAAGTCTGGAGGCGGTTGCTTCTATGATGAGGTATTGGAGTACAGAGTATGGTGCTACAGGAAAAGTGGAGGAGACGATTTCTACTATGCTTTCGATACATATGAGAAAGCTTTGTGGCAACAGGAGGCTTTGAAGAAAAGGGGCAAGGATGTTGTGCCGGAAGATGTAATAGTGGCACTTGTGCTTCAAAAGAAATACATAGCATGGGATAAAAAGGGTGTTTATATTAGTGAGGAACCTAGAATAACTGAGTGGCCTGATTTCTTTCTTGAAAAGGAAAGAAGACATCCTGATGAGAATGCTTTGAATAAAGCTCTGGAGGAACAAACGAGACTTTATAACAAAGAACAAAAGAGACTTTATGTTAAAGATTTGCTAAAAGCATAAGAAAGTTATTTACAAAGAATGAGAAGTATGATAATATAAGGGGGAGTTTCAAACTCTCCCTTTTTATGAAATGGGAGTATTACAATGAAAAAGACAGAGGTTGCAAAGAGACTATTAAAAGGTGGAAAGTATGTGAAAACCCATGGGGAGGAATATTATACTCTTGATGGTGTGAAAGATGGTGAATATAAAGGATGGTGGAATAATGGACAGCTGAGGAGACATGCTTTTTACAAGAATGGTAAGCTTGATGGTGAGTATAAAAGATATGGAGAGGATGGAACATTACTTGTCCATTCTTTTTACAAGAATGATATGAAAAAAGGTGAATATAAAGAATGGTATGAAAATGGACAGATGAAAGAACATTGTTTTTACGATGTTATTAGACCGTACGGCGAGTATAAATCATGGTATGAAAATGGACAGATGAAAGAGCACGCTTTTTACAAGAAAAATGGCAAACTACATGGTGAGTATAAAGAATGGTATGAAAATGGACAGTTGGAGTCGCATGGTTTTTACAAGAAAGATAAACTTGATGGAGAATACAAAGAATGGGACGCAGAAGGGAAGCTTGTGAAACATCGGATTTACAAGAATGATGATATGATAAAAGAGTTGTTAGCGAGTTAAGAAGGGGAATTACAATGACACTGAAGGACCTAATAGATGTGGTTGACAGTGAGGAAAATAATGAGGAAGAGGAAAAAGTAATGTGCTCTCAATGCGGGGTGAATGAGGCCAACGGCGGAGGTATGTGGCCGGACCTTTGTAATGAGTGTTATGATAAAAAACAGGAGGAATATGTCCGCGAGCAAAGAAAGAAATGGTGGAAGGAAACCATATTAGGATTGATAATAGCCTTTGTAATAATGTTTTTGATTTATAGTTTTACTAAAAAAGATAACTATGTCGGATACACTGAGAAAGATATGATATATGGTTATCCAGAAGAAACCGTAAGTGGCGGTGGAGGCTCTTTGCATGACTTCTAAGATGACAGTTAAATGTGCCTGGTGTAGTAAGATTATTGGAGAAAAAGCAGGTAAAAAAATATCTCACCATATCTGTGATAAATGTATGAAGGTATTAGTAAAGGAATATAAAACGGACGTTGCTAAAAAACTATTGTGTAAAGGTTAAGTTGCCGACCCCCGCGACTTCCTTAAACTGTCTATAACATCTTCAATATAGTCCGTTTCATAAAGTCTAATAAAGTAATCATACTCTTTATCAACTATGTTGGTAATAACTTTTGTAATAGGGGTGTGTAAAATGACTGACATTATTTTGAGTTTTTGTGATGTTTCTAAAGGAATGTTAAGCCCTTCTTGAAAGGGATACATAATACCCTCCATTAAATAACCCCGGCTTATTAGGTCGGGGCTTTTTTTGTTTAGTCCTCTCCATTCTGTTCATTAAATGCAATGAAGTCTATTACATCATCTACATCGTCAAGGATTTCATCCTCACGTTCACTCCCTTCTGGGTGTTCTTCTAACCACTTAAGAATGGAGAGTTCATCTGGAAACTGGTTTTTGTAATGACTGTAAGGTTCCATTGTTGTGTCCCCCTGGTGTGATAGAAGTTAGAATGTAAAGACCTGTGTTGATATAACTGTTAAGGACTGACATTTTACTCTTGCCGAAGTAAAGTTTAGTTTCGTGATGTGTTAGACCGAGAAAGAAGCGAATACGTCGGACAACAGTAAGTAAGGTTTCGTAATGTGGTATCAAAGTGCTGCGGCGTGATTTATAGAGAAGATCATAGATGGTAGTAGCAAGTTCAAACATAAGAGAAGCTTTAGACTTGTTGTATAACCGCAACACTTCATCATCACTCAACCTGTTGATGTGCTTGAGACTTTCAAGATGCAGTAGCAGGTTGTGTCTATCTTGATACTTCATGGTGTCCCCCTTTCTTATAAATTTACATATATATAAATATATCGCATAATATAATAAAGTAAAGAAAATACATAAAATGCGACTGGCATGAAAGATGAAGTTTTTTTTAAGCTTTTGTGTTTTATCACCAAGATAAATGTATGGAACTAGTCTTTCTGGACAGAAATGAAATAGAGGTTATGAGATTTATTTATTTAATGAGGAGGGTTAATGAACAGATTGAAGATAAAGAGAAAGATAAAACAGGATATGAAGAAGATAGAAGAGATAATGAACAGGATGGCTGACGACCTGAAAGAATGGAAGAAAGAGGCTGTTGAATTTAACCCCGTCTTTCATATTAACAATCTTAAGTATAGGAGCCAGGATGGAACCATATATCATTACGATAAATAGAAAGATAAAAGTTAAAGTCATTGGCCATTATTGGCCGCAGGATGTGCCTGGTTATTTAGCATTAATAAAGCCAGATGAGAGTATAAGACTGTTGAGAATGGATTTCATTAATACTTTGGACATTCCAAAGTTACAGAAGGTTGAAGATGTTACCAAAGGGAGTTGAACAGTATTACACAGAAAATATGGATGAACTGGCTGATTGGTATTACAGGATGTGTCAGTATCCTTTTGGCTTGCCTGATGACTTGAGAAGCTTTGATCGATTTTATGAGTTAATGACACACCAGACAACAAGGATAGCAAAAGCACCTTACGGAATTTACTTTATTACCAACCTCTTTGTTGAACCGGGTGTTGTTACAGGACATTGTTTTTTTTGGGATAAACATATATTAGGAAGGTCAAAGGATTTAAGAGGTGTTACTGAACACGCCTGTGAGCAGTATAAACTAATCCGTGTAGAAACCTTTATTCCTGTTGAAAACAAGACAGCTCATATCTTGCTTGAAAAAGCTGGTTACAAGTGTGAAGGAACTATGAGAAAAAGAATATTATACAATGGTAAGTTACGCGACATTGCTATATGGGCTTTTTATTATGAAAATATTATTGGAAACCATTAAAACTATTATAACAGATCTAAATATATCAAAGCAGATAGATGAAGAACTAAGAAGGCAAAAACCGCCTGTTAGAGGTTATGATATTTATAGCCTTGAAGAGATGATATTGAAGTTATTTGAACTTATAGCAAGTGAAGTTATTTATAACATTGATTTATGGAGACAGGAAATACAATACGGAACCACCAATCTACCTAATCTTAAAAAATTAGTACAAGATAACTTAACAAAGCAGAATATAAGGGTAAGGTATGGCAGGCACAGGGGTGTAATAATAAATCAAAAAGAAAAAAAGGAGGGCAAATGATAAGCCCGGGAATGGTAATATTAATAGCAACAGGCTTTTTTATTATGGGATATCTTTGGAAAAAACTAATATAAGGAGATAAAAATGTTGGTAAAGATTTTAATGACGGTTAGTTCATTGATGGGCATAGGTCTTATATGGTTCAGTATCAAGAATACATTATTAAAGAAAATATACAACGCCATAAAAGACATTCTTGCTGATGGAAAGATTACAAAAGATGAAGTAGTAGATAAGATCAAAGAACTCTTGGGAGTGTGATATGTATATTCTTGTTGCTTTGGGTTTCACTGCGCTTGGATTAATAGCTGCTTTTTTGGGTTTTCATTATGCCAACCAGATGAACAAAAATAAGCATGATGAAAAGATGGAAGAGTTGTTGAGGATGATGGAAAAGGTCAAGCCCCAAACTTTAGAAATATTAGATGTTTATAATAAACACTTGGACGAACAGGCTGAACTTTGAAAAGACAAATAGTCCTCAACTATGAAGGAATAAAGGGCAGTGTGAACTTTAATAAGAAAGACAAGCGCTGGTATGGTCATCTGTTGAATGTGGATGGCAAACATTTCTATGATGGAGAAACTCTGAAAGAAATACGCGAAGCATTTTTCAAGTCTGTACAAGGATATAAAAATGGGTCAAGTTGAAATATGGACAAATAAGTCATTACGACTTCAAGAAGAAGACCCGGCTTTTAAGGTCAAGTTACTGAAGTTATTGGGAAAATACTATGAGAATCGCACGGATCTCAAAATAAAGGCCATCCCACAGGATGTGATTGATTTATTTTGTAAAGAGTTTCCTGAAGAAAAAATAGTAAAGGACTACCTGGAAGAAAAAAGGGGAAGCAGAGCCTTGCTCACTACAGCTATTAGAAATATGGTTAAGGCTCTACCAATACCTGATCTTTTGGATGCTGCAGGTATGACAGATACATTTTTATTTAATAAGCTGAAGGAAAACATAGAAGGTGACAACAGGAAGGTATCCAATGACGCGCTCACTCTTGCTTTCAAACTGAAGAGATACCTTGTAGATGGTAGAAGCAACGCAAACGCAATCCCCCGCAACACACAAATAAATATGAAAGAACCTACCTTTTATATCAGCGGTGCTAAGAACAAAAAGGAAGCTATGAAAGATTTGCTTGAAAGTTATGACAAGTTGAAAGAACTGTCAGAGCATATTGATGAAGAATAATATAACTTATAAAACCATTAATGAACAATACAAGGCAGTAGAGCGCTTATTGTGTCAGAATGACCTTATACACCTGGCTGAAAAATACATAGTTCCCAGATTAGAAAGAAATATGTTGAACCCGGAACTGCACGGCCGGGTGGCAAGAATGATAAGAAATAATAGAGAATGTTTGATACTATTACCGCGAGGCTTTGGTAAGACAACATTCTTCACTGAGATACAAACTGTTCAGGATATAATGAACAATCCTAACGGTCATTTTGCTATAGTAACTCACTCTTTTAGAAAAGCCACAGAAATACTTGATCATATCAAACAATATTTAAAGTTGCCGGCTCTGGCAAAACTGTTTCCTGAAATATTATGGGGACCTAAAATACCCAACGATGTTGAATGGAGAAGAGATGCTATAAGAGTAAAACAAACCATTGACGGCGTAGGTAATACTGTAGAAGTATTTGGTATTGAACAGGATGTTACAGGTTCTCACTATAATAAGATAACTTTTGATGATATAGTTCAAAGAAGTAATAGTAACACCCCTGATGCTATTGATAAAGTAAAACGAGCTTTTGCCACTTATTCGCCTATTATCAAAGCACACAATAGTAAAAGAGTAATAGTAGGAACACGATATAAACTTGATGATTTATATGGTGATCTGATAAAACAGAAGGTTCCATACATTTTAGAACAAGTTGAAACCGATGGAGTTTTTTTAGATGAAAATATAATAAATGCGGAACAACTTGAAATAAAGAAAAAAGAAATAGTAAATATGTATGGTATATCGTTTTTTTATTCGCAGTATTATAACAAAACAATAGCCGAAGAAGATGTTAAATTTAAGCCTGAGTGGGTGACTTTCTATGATGATAATGTGGAGATAAGGCCATCCACGGTATTTATTCTTTGTGATCCTGCCATTGGAAGAAGTAAAAGAAGCGATGAGTGTGTTGTAATAACTATTGCACAAACTAAAGATGGAAAAATATATGTGTTATCATCTGAAGGTAGAAAAGAGGATGTAAAAGAAACAGCATATCGTATTTATTATGAATGGAAATACTGGAGTAAAAAAGCTCCTGTAAAGGTAGGTATAGAAACAGGTGGTTATCAAGCCGCTTTGTTACAGAGAACAGAAGAGTTACAACATGAAAAAGGTATTTATTTTGACATAGTGGAATTAAAACCTAAAGGAAGGGCAAAAGAAGGCAGGATTACCAACCTGGTGCCTTATTTCAAAAATAAAAATATAAAGTTGAATAAAGGATGTAAGAAGTTATATGAGCAGCTTATTTATTATGGTGCCACAACCCACGATGATCATGTGGATATATTGGCCTACCTAACTGATCTGTTGGAAGAGACAGGTGGTTTTGACATTCTCAACATCTTTGAGGAAGATGATATAGAAGAAAGTTATAAAAGTGCGTATTAAAACAAAGATAATAAGGAGTAAGACTTATGGGTGCATATAACAAAGATAATATAGAACTTCCCGATTTTGTGCTTGAAGATAAAATAAAACAAATCATATTAGCTAATGATCCAAACTATAAATTAGAACGTGATAAATACAGTCCCATTAAGATGGGTGAAACTCCAAACCCTCAAAGGGATATTGCAAGATTGGGTCATATACTTTTAGAGATAGTACAAGATAATAACTATTTTATGAGGTTTATTAACAAAGAACTCGAAGTACTTTATGCACAGGTTGAAGAACTTTATACACAAGTTGAAGAACTCAAGAAAAAATAATCAAGTTTGGAATAGCTGAGAATGGTGAAATAATATGACAGATGAAAAAATATTAAAGAAGTTAACTGACTATTATGAGGAAGCATTACCATCAAGTAAGGTGCGCAGAAAGAAATGGAAAAAGTTGGATCAATATTGGAAAAATAAGCAAAAATCACCTAACTACAAATATTTTAATACCCACGTAAAAGCCAACTACTGCAGGGTAGTTACAGATGTTAAAATGCCTGTTTTAGTTGGAAACAAACCTACCATTACCTACATATCAAGAAGTAAAAGTGGAGATCAAGAAAAGAATGCTGAAATATTAAGCAAGATAGTAGGACGTTATGTATGGGATAAATGTTCTGTACAAACAGAATTAAAAGAGACCCTGTATGACAGTATGATATGCGATATTGGATATATGAAAACTTATTTTGATGCGGATATAAATGCCCCTTATGGAGAAACAGTAATAAAAAGTGTAGATCCATTTAAGTTAGTAACTGACCCATATATTACAGATATAGATGAAGCAAGATATGTTGGATATGTAGATAAACAGCCCATATCGGTTCTTAATAAAAGATTTCCTGGATTGGAAAAGAAAATAACCAAAGGTGAAGATCAAGACACCACGGATCTCATTTATGAAGAAAGAAAGTTTGACCAGGATAATATAGAAAAGTCAGCGGAACTGGATAGAGCGGAAATAAAAGAATGGTGGATTGCTGGGTCAGAGTGGACTGATGAGGAGGCCGCACAGATAGTTAAAAGTTATATTAATAAACATAAAAAGAAAAATCTTGATAGATTACTGGCTGAAATAGAACTTACACCAACACAGATAGAACAATACAATGTAGATGAAACCGAGTTATTTGAGTATATGACTGATGTTCTTGTTGAGAGAGTTAAACATGGTGGTATTTATGCTACAGTCATTAATGATGAGATTATAGCTGAACTTAAACCTAATCCATATAAGCATGGAAAATCCCCATATGTGAGCTTTATATCCAATATGGTGCCTCACAGTCTTTATGGCAGGGGAGATCTGGAAGATGTTATTTCACTTCAGGACACCCTGAATGAAGCTTTGAGTCAAATACATGATAGTGCAATAAAAACATCTTCACCAACCTGGAGAGCTGATCCCCTTATTGGAAAAGAAAATATAAGAAAAGTAGAAAATCAAATGAACAAACCGGGTACAGTAGTTTTAGTAAAGCCTGGTATGTTGGAACCTAATGTTCCTCCTCAAATACCTGCCTATGCTGTAAGAAGAATACCTGAAACAGTATCAATGATAGAAAGAGTTAGTGGTGCAACTGATGTTCTACAGGGTAGAGGTGATATAAGACAAAGAACGGCGCTCGGTGTTCAGGTCTTAACACAGGCTGGAACAAGTCGTATTTCTACTTCTATTTCTTTTCTGGAACAAAGTTTGAAAAAACTGGCATATAAAGCTGGTAGTATTGTTCAACAGTTCTGGACTGATGAAAGAACTATTGCTATTGCTGGAGATGTAAACTATAAAAGTGAAGTAATAACTGTATCACCTGGTGATATAGAAGGAGAATTTGAAGTAAGCGTTGATAGTGGCGCCACATTACCACAGGATAAAATGAGTAAAATAGAAATGGTAATGAATGTTTATAAAATGGGTATTATACAGGATAGTTTATTACACTTACAAAATCCAGTCCTAATAAAGAAAAAAGCCGCTGAATATGTGTTGAATTTGATTGAACTTCCACATAGAGACGAACTTATGAAACAAAAGCCGGAGGTCCCAGGAACGCCTCCGGGCATGGGGTTTCCTAATGCTGGAGCTGGCCCTTCGGGTCAGTCACCAGCTACTATGCCTCAACAGGGATTGGTTCGAGGGGCACAACAAGGAATGTCTCAACAGCCTATCCCTCAAGGGGCACCACAAGGAATGCCTCAAGGACAGAATCTACCGCCTGAAGCTGCGGCTATTATGGATGCTATGGAACAGGCTGGTATTACACCAGAAGAGGTGTCTGGATTAATACAGGCGGCAAGAGGACTATAAAGTGGTAGAAAAGCGTGGAAATAAGTGGTGTGTTATTCACGGTCACGTCAAAAAATCAGGAAGTAAAACAGATAAGCCAAAAGGCACTATTATAAAGTGTTTTAATAATAAATCTCAAGCTATAGCAATGCGCCGCGCCATCATATTAAGTGAAGTGAAACAAAAACTTAGAGGAGAATGATATGAGCAAAGTTTTGAAAGGTCCTTTTGAAAAGACTGTTGTGCCGACCTGGTTCGTATCCTATCAGCAAAATAAAGGTAAAACTGAAGATGAGGCAGGACAGGATTGGTTAAAAAACTATAAGAACTATGTTGTAGATGAAAAAACGCCAACAGATCTATTGATTCAATATTATAATGAGTATCAAAGTCAGTTTAACACGGAAGACAAAGGCAAAGTAAGAGAAAAAATCAAAGAAGCTTTAAATACTCCATATAAAAATAGAGTCAAACGTTGGGAAGAAGGCAAACCAGTATTTTAATGACCTATGCCTGAAAAGGTAAGTCAAGGAGATATAAATGGAAGAAATACAAAGTGACAACCTCCCAGATGAGGAGATAGTGTCAGAAGAAGAAGAAACCGTTGTGGATGATAATGTCAACGATGACCTATTACCAGACGCAGTGGAAAAAGAAGAAGAAACAGAAGCAAAGAAGGAAACTCCAGAAAAAGAAGAGCCTTTCCTGGTAGATCATGATGGAAAGCAAGTTCCTTTTAATGAACTTCCTCTGGAAGTGCAGAAACAGGTGTGGCAAAACCACATTCAAAAGACAGAGTGGCAAAAACATTTAACTCAAAAAAATCAGAGCATAGCTGAACTGGAAAAAGAGTTAAAAAGTAAAGTGAGTGAGGCTGAAAAAGTTTTTGGGCGAAATTCCGAAGATAGAAAGAACTATGATGCCTATAGAAGTTGGCTTATAGCTCATCCGGATGTAGCACAAGATTTAATGACCAAAATGCAGCAAGATCCCACTTATGCTCCTCTTCCTCAACAAACTGTAAATCCGGAGTTAGAAGAAATTAGAAGGAAGACTGAAGAGATTGAAAGTAAACTACAGGTTAGGGAACAGGATGCAATCCTTGAAAATGTCGTAAGTCAATACAAAGATTATGGCATAACCGCTGAAGAAGTAGATAAGTATATGCTTAACTATAAAGATGGCGGACTTGATTTTGCCGATATGAGTGATCTATTTGCAAAAGCCTACCTGTGGGAAACAAAAATGCCTACTCTTATTAAAAATGCCCAACAAACGGGTACACAAAATGTAATAAGAAAAAAGAGCGCTTCAGTAGATAAAGCTTCCACACCAGCATCAAGAGAGGCGGTTTCCAGGAGAAAACGAACCGGAGACCTTCATACAGATCTCATGAGACATGCCAGAGAACTGATACAAGAAGGTGAATGGGATTTGTAAAAAGTTCCTGAATCTATAAATAAGGGGAACTTAATATGGCTTTACCTTTCGCAACACTTAGTGCTCTAACCAAAGAAACAATCCTCCCTGACTTGGTAGATAATATTTTTAAGTCAAACGTTGTGTTTGATAAACTTTTAAGAAATGCCAAGGTGGTAGGTGGTGCTCCAAGGATTAGAGTTCCGATTGAAAGTGATAAGACAGATAACTATGGTGCTGTTGCTAAAACTGCTACATTAACCAATACACCTTCTGAAATAGCAACTAACGCTTATGTAGTTCCAAAGAACTACTATGCCAGCATTGGTGTTTATGGTGCTGACTTGGCACAAAATCAAAGTCCTGCTCAGGTTATATCTCTGCTTGAAGCTTCTGCTAAAAACGCCAGGAAAACTCTTGCTGATGATCTAGCTACTGATATGTTTGGTACACAGTCTTCAGCTGAAGTCTTGGGTTTTAGAGATTGTATTAAAGCTACAGGTAGTGCTTTTGAGGGGATTGATCCTTCTGATTTATCTACCTGGGAAAGTAATGGTGGAAATGGTGTTAAAGATATAGCCTCCGCTGCTATTACTGTGGGAACTATAAGAGATGAGATTGTTAATGCCACCGATGGCGCTGACGGTCCTGATCTTATTATCACCACAACGTCTTTGTATTCTGACTTTGCAGGCGTATTAGAAAGCAAAGAAAGATTGGTAGATCATAAAGGTACCACACAACTGGGCTTTACAAACTTTACCTACATGGGTATTCCTGTGGTAGCTGACAGTCACTGTCCATCTACGTGGATATTTATACTTAACCTTTCTCATATATATTTTGCTGTTCTTAAAGGTCAAAGCTTTAAGGCACAGCCATACAGATATGCTGAGACAAAAGACATCTATTTCACCTACATCTTCTGGAGGGGTGCTCTTGCTGTTGATAAGCGCAGTGCACAAGCAGGTATAAAAGATGTGACAGGCATTACCAGTTAAAAACATTAATGGGCCGGGAAACCGGCCCATAAAATAAAGGAAACCCATGAAAGAAAGGCTTGTAAATGACGTAATGGGTTATTTAAAGCCCGCAATGGCCAACAGGCAAGAACAGACAAGAAAAGAAAAACAATATTCTATAGACAATGAAACATATGCTCTGGAACATAGTTTAAGTAGTTGTGAAAAAAAAGATGGAGCAGCTTTATTAATAGCTGGTGGACCATCATATAAAAAAAACATTGATATAATAAGGAAGTTAAACTCAAAAGTTATTACTTTTGCCGCTAGTAGGGTCTATAATGAGTTGATAGATAATCTTGTCATTCCTGATTATGTTGTTCATTTAGACAGTCATAGTCACGAGAGATGGTTTAATAAACCCATAAATAAAACAAAGTTGATAGCACCTATACAAACCTCTCCTGAACTGAGAGATTATTGGCCTTATGAAATATATTATTTTAGAGGTGAGATTGACTTTGTAAAAAAGTCTCATAATAGAAAAAGAGTAATAGGAAAAGACCTTCCCATAATAGAATGTGGAGGTCACGTTGGCGGAGCTATGATAAGTCTGGCGGCCGCTTACTTCAAACTTAATCCAATATGTTTGATAGGATATGATTATGCTACAGACCCTGAAGGAAGTTTTTATATTAATGATAAAGCACCTGAAGGTGATTACAAGGATTTTGTCTCCTGTCGTGGTAGAAAAGTTAAAACAAATCCGAAATACTTTGCACATATGATATTTGCCTTTGGATTAGCCGTTAAAAATAAAAATACTAAATGGTATAGTGCCAGTAATGGCATATTTGGAATACTACCTGACTATGAAAAAAATCTGTGGGGTTATTACAAAGATATAGAATATATTACACTGGAGAAGTTTTATGACCTTTTTAAGGATGCAAAAGGAAGTATTTAGCCTTCTAAGAGATTCATTGGGTTATGAAGATGCTAATAAACTTCTATTAATAAAAGAGTGGCTTAATGAAGGAGAAAAACAGATTGCGGCTAAAACTGACTATAAAATAACGACCAATAGTAGTACTACAACAGTGGCAGGCACACAGGAATATACCTTACCATCCGGAGTTAATGATGTTTTTGAGGTTACTTATGATGGGGAACCTTTAGAACAGATTAATCAGTTCAAAACTATAGAGAAAACAACAACTACAGGAACACCTGCATATTACTATATTACAGCCAACAAAGTAGGATTATGGCCGGTTCCTTCAGAAGCAAAAACATTGAAAATATGGTATTCGGCGCTTGGTGGTGATATGAGCGATGATGAAGATACATCTATTTTGCCTGAAGAATGGCATATGTGTATTGTTTATTATGCAGCTCTTCATTATGCGGTAGATAGAGATGACAGTAAAAAAAATGATTTTGCTACTTTGTATAAAATGGCTTTAGATGATGCTATTGTTCAATCTGTTCAAAAAGAATACAGTGAAGAATGGCCTCAGATTGGTAATAAAGAAGGACTTGAATATCATTATAGGAATAAATATTAAGATGCTTAGAAACTCTCATATGCTAAAAATCACTGATTTCAGTGGTGGAATAAATGTCAATGATCCAGAAGATGAAATACAGGATAACCAGGCCTGGTTTGGTTTAACTGATTATGATGCTACAAGAAATGTGTATTGGGAGGATGGTAAACTTAAGAAAAGAGCTGGAACTACCAATCTTAATAAAAGTGAAATAAGTGGCGCTGATGAAATAGTAAATGGTTTGAGGGTTTATAGAGAGTCAGCACCCACTAAAACCACTATAGTCGCAGCTAACGTAGGAACGGACGCAGTACGCGTATATTATTTAGATGGAAGCAATATATTTCAAGAAATAACAAATGGAACAGGTTGGGGAGGTTTCACTGTAAATAGTGATGTATATTTCGCCGTATGGAAGGGCAATGTCTATCTAACCAACGGAGACACTGTAATACAAAAAATAACTTACAGTGGTGGCTGGGATATGAATGATATAAGTGGCAACACTAACCACCCTCAATATATAGTTCAACATAAGGATAGATTATGGGTAGCAGGCGGAAATATGAATGAGGGCCAGGTGGAATGTAGTGCTTATGAATATGATAATAGCTGGTCCGGTGCTGATGGAGAAATATTTAACTTTGGTTACAAAGATGGTGATCCAATAACAGGACTTGTATCATATTTTGATAATCTAATAGTATTTAAACATAATAGTATATGGTTTCTTTCAGGTGATAATGCACAAAACTGGTTTGAAAAGAAAAATCAAAAAAGTGTAGGCTGTGTAGCACCTAAAAGTATAGTTAGTACTCCCTACGGTATTTTATTCTACGGCTCTGATAATCAGATTTATTTATTCAATATGGAGAGTTTAATACCTGTTAGTTATAATATACAACCTGTTTTAGATTTGGTTCCAACATCCATGAGAGATAAGGCGGCTGGAATATATTATGATCACTATTATAGACTGGCAACAGCAAAAAGTGGAAGTGGTTATAATGATATAGAACTATTATTAGATACTTATCAACTTTCTCAACAAAAAACAACCTGGTGGTTCAACGATGGTAGAAATATAAATGCTTATATTAAATATGACGGGCAGGGTGATAATAATACCCTGTATTACTGTGATAGTAATGCTGGTTATATGAGAGCTATTGATAGTGGTATAACTGATTATAGTAATAGTATTACGATGGAGTATCAAACCAAGTATTTTAACTTTGGTTCTGTTCACCTTCAAAAATCATACGACAGATTTTTGGTAAATGTAACTGAAGGTGTAGGAGACTATAATATATCATTTATTAAAAATGTGGATGATGAATATATCAAAGAATATACTATTAGTTCTGGTAGTGGAAGTGGTGTTTATGCCGACACCGGTGGAGCATTATGGGACGACGCCGTATGGCAGGGTGAATCTATCACACGATATACCTGGCCTGATAAAAGTTGGTTAGTACCTGATGAACTTGATGGTAATAGTTTAAGTATTAAAATAAAACATGATACAGATAGTGAGGATGTCGCAATAAATAGTATGACTATATTTTATGCTACAAAGAGAATACAATGAGCGTTTTCACATTAAAATATACATTTCAGGTTGGTGATGTTATTTCATCCGACAAAATGAATACCAACTTTAGTGATATTGCCACAAAAGTTAACGGAAATCTTGATGGAAATAATATATCCAGAAGTGCAGATTTAACAGTAGCCAACGTGACTGTTCCTACTATTTCAACTCCTGATTTAAGTGGTGGAAGTCACAACATAGTCTATAAGTTGCCGGATCATGATGGAAGTCATAGTTTTTATTTGAAAGACAGTTCAGGAAATACTTTATTGACTGTTAGCAGTGATGGAAATGTAAGCTATGGAACGAAATACATAAATAAGTTTTTAGCTGTTGGATCAATATTGATGTATAATGGAACTGGATGGGAAGATAATAGCACAATAAAGGGTTGGTATAAATGTGATGGTAATAATGGAACTGTAAATCTTCTAAATAAGTTTATTAGATGTGAAGCCACAAGCGGAAATACTGGTGGAAGCAATGATATAAAACTAATACAACATACTCACACTAACAGTTGTGGTAATGATGATACAGCCCATTCACACACTATAGGCATAGGTGGCTGGACCGGATATACAAATCCAAACCATACACATACTATTTATTTAGGTGTAACGGCTGGTAGTGAGTTCACATTAAAATATGCTAAAGATGAAAGCCCCAGTGGACTATACACAAACTCTATTATATACAGTCACTATCATACTTATAGTGGAACATTACCTAATACATCAACGAGGCATACTCATACATCTTCTATTTCAAATACAGGTCAGTCTGCCACTAATAGAAATATGCCGCCATATTATAGTTTAATATTCATACAGAGGATTTCTTAATGGGTACTTTATCATATTCATATACTCTACAAACTGGAAAAAAACCAAAACCAGGTCCCGTAAATGATAACTTTCAAAAAGTTGTAGATTTATTAAATAGAAACCTGGATGAAAATAATATAAAATCAACTACTAATCTTACTATTAATAGTTTAACCGCTGATACAAAAATAACTTCTACTTTAATAGAAAGCACTGGTGATATTATTATTACCTCAACCGGAAGTGATTTTGATGTTTATGATAGTTCAGCAACAAAAGTATTTAATATTGATAATGATAATGGTATTACAATAACAGGAGACTATGAAGCTCTTGCTGTAGGAACAATAATACCCTTTAGTGGAACTTTCACAAATAATACTACTATTCCGGGCTGGTATAAGTGTGATGGAAATAATGGAACTGTCAATCTTGTAAATAAGTTCATTAAAGGGGTGAGTGATACAGAAGGAACAGGATCCCACACAGGTGGAACTGACGATGCTACTTTAATAGAACATACACATGATTCAAGCACATTAGTGTCGGGTGGTGTAAGTCATACACATTCATTATCCGCTAATACTGCTGCTCTCACTAAACAGGGTACATACACACATAAAGTATATGGAAATACAAGTAATGACAGTGGGGCCTGGACTGGATTATATGGTAATTACAGTGATGTTACACATGTAGGAATAACAACAACTGATACTTCTGACAATCATAGACACTGGATGACATCTTTAAGTATAGGAAGCAGTTCTACTCATACACATACTGTAACAATAAATAATGCCGGAACTGGAGATGGAACTGGTGATAATATACCGGCTTATTATAGTTTAGTCTTTATACAGAGGATTTCTTAATGGCTAATATTTCTATAACAAACACTTTTGTACCAGGAACAAGCATAAGTGCCAATGAACTGAATGAAAACTTTGATGACATAAAAAATGTTGTTAATAATAATATAGAAGATAATAATATACTTGATACCAGTAATATAACTATAGATACTTTAACAGCCTCAACTAAAATAACCTGTCTAAGTTTATCTGTTCCTAAAAATACTTTGGGTGATGCTGCCGGTACATATAAGATTTCTATTACTGATGATAATGATACAGAGCTATTTTCTGTAGACAGTTCCGGCAATATAGATGACAAATATAAGTCTGATTTATTACCTTCCGGAACAGTAGCAATGTTTAAGGGTTCCTGGATAGATAACTCAACCATTCCAGGTTGGTACAAATGTGATGGTAATAATGGGACACCTAATCTGGTAGATAAGTTCGTAAGATGTGAAGCCACAAGCGGAAATACTGGTGGGTATACTGATAGAATATTACCAGAGCATACACATACAGCAAGCTGCGGAAATGATACTGGACATACTCATTCTATACAACTTCAGTGGGATGTACAGAGTATAGACCATGGTCATACACTTTATTTCAGTATTTCTCCATCAGGTAGTGGAACAACCTGTGCTTATGGAATATTAAATAATCAAATTCTGTATACACCATCACAGGCAATAAATGACTCCCACACACATAGTTTTTCATATACATCAATGTCCAAAGTCGGTGAGCATGCTCACACTATCACTGTTAATAATACAGGTTCAGCAGGTTCATCAAATGATAATCTACCGGCTTATTATGAACTATTATTTATAATGAAAGTTTAAGGAGAAATAAAAATGGGTGCTAATCCAAAAATGAAGAACATATCATCCCCACAATGGGATACTGGTTATTATAAACCAACAGAATCGGCAGATGCCTGGAAACAATGGCTTACTCCAAACTGGCAGACACCACAGGCTGATCGGGTAGGTGTTAACTGGGATCCAACACAGGCATATCAAAACTTTCAACGATATGGTGGCGCCCAAAATACATTTACGGGGGCAGAACAAAGTGCGGCAAGAGCTCTTACAAATATGATAAATATGCCATATAGCCAGGCACAAAAGAATGTAATGTTACAGGGAGCAATGGCTCCAGTATATGAACAAGCAAGAAAACTAAAAGAACAGGCCGCAAATGAAATGTATGCCCGCGGATTAGGACAAAGCTCAGTTTTAGGTAGAGCAAATAGAGAGATTGATAGAAGTACTATAGATGCGATGACACAGCTTGCGGGTAATATAGAAGAGCAGGCAGCCAATAGACAACTAAGTGCGGCTCAAGCGGCCGCTCAAGCAAGTGCGGCCATGCAGGGCCTTGGGTTAGATAGAACTCAAGTAGCTAATAAAGTTGAGCAAATGAGAGTTGATGTTGAAAAACTGAATGCACAACTTGAAGCAAACAGGCAAGCTCTTAATGCTCAACTTGGTGTAAGAGCAAGGGAACTTGAGTTAGAGGCTGCTAATCTATCACAACGACAGTTTGCAAATGAGACCGAAAGAGAAATAGCTGAAATGAAGATTATGAACCAGTTTAATATAGACAAAGCCACATTAGATTTGGCTATAGAAACCACAAGACTAGAAAATGAGCAGAAAAATAAAGATAGAACAGCAAATTTCTGGGCTAATATCATCGGTGGCGGATTTGATTTCTTGGGTAGTATTTTTTAACAAAATATATAAGAGGTAATGTTATGAGTACCGTATGGAATGCCTTAGGAGCAGGCATAGCGCGTGGCCTTGAAGCATGGCGCGCAAACAAAAGAGAAAAAGAAGAAAAAGAAAAGTGGAACATAGAAAATAAACGCAAGCAAGAAGAGCATACTTTATCTATGGAATCACTGAAGGAACAACTCAATGCCCTCCGAAATGAAAATAAAAGATTGAGAGAATACTACGCAAAACCTGAAACAATAACAAGACCTATTATGGGTGCTGCGGGTATTGGTGCTCTTCCATCTTCCTACAGTTCAACAACTCCTGGCGGTGTGGGTTATCAACTCGAACAACTTAGTGTACAACAGGCCAAACAAAACCTTGAACCTGAAAAGCCGGATTTATATGAAACCGTAAATATAGACAACTTTGATATATTAAAATATAAGTCCGATGGAACGCTAAAAACTCAAGATGAAATAATGAATGAATATAATCAAAGAGTTAGACAAAGTAACCTGGCAAGGTTAAACGAATTAAAAGTTAGTCGGTCAGGTGGTAAAGAAAAAGAAGAGGCATTAACATTATTTAATCCTGATAACTCAGTCAATATAGGAGCTGTTTTGAATATAATGCGTCAAATGTCTGATGCAAATATCCTTATGAGCACCCCTGAAGGATTATGGCAACTTGCAACTAATATAGCAGGAATAGATAATAGAAGCGATGAGGCTTCAATAAAAGCTATTCATGATGCTCTTGTCACTCAAATGGGTATATCAGAGCAACTATCCGAAGAAGAAGCAAAACAAAAACAGGCCGATGAGGAAGCAAAACAAGCAAAAGAAAAGGAAGCTGAACTACAAGGGAAAGCAAAAAAGAAAGAAAAACAGGGAGAAATAAGTATTAAAGCCGCAAAGAAATATGGTGGACAACTAATGAATATATCCCCAGGTGGATAATCTTTCGTGGCAGTCTGATTTTATGATTTTTCTTTATTTTATTATATTATGCGATATTATTAAAATAAAAGAATACTTATTTTTTAATCTTTTTGCTCTTTGATAGTAAGATAGGACATAGATAGTTTCAAAACCTTGAGGAGGTAGCAAAATGAGAAAGATGACAAAGATTTTGGGACTGGTAATACTGATTGTGTTTATGTTCAGTATTGCTATGGCTGGAGAATGGTCAAACTGGCTGATTGATATTTCAACCACTCTCGCTTTTAGCATAGAAGGACAGCGTCTGGTTGTTATGAATATCTTAACAGATATGAAACAAATAGACGATGTAAGTGTTTATCGCAACAATGGTTATACCATTGAAAAAGATTATTATTATCTTGACGATCACATATTAGAAGTATTAATATGTCCTCACGAATCTTATCCTTTTACTGAATATGGAATATATCACATTGCCCGGGTAATGAAGCAAAGTGATAAACTATATCTTGATGAGCACAATAATATTTATAACATCTTGAATGCGTTTCGCCACGAGTATGATGGGGAAATAGCCTGGAAAATAAATCATAACAGCCATTACAAGTTAATATCCAGCATAGAAGAAATACCCACACCAAAGAACAAAGATGATTTTTTGGTTGTATCTATGATAAACAAACCCTACGATAGTGAACTTGTAATGATATTTGACTATACCGAGGCTGTTGATGGTTGGTGTCTCACTAATATTGACATATTACAGCCTGTAGAACCAGAAGTCCAATATAAATAAGCGCGCTTATCTTTCTCAAGGTAAGTGCGGCCGCATAAAGGTGGGGGTCTGACTTGCAAAAAAGGTGTCCCCCTTTTAGCAACAATGCCCCCACCGATTTATTAGAAACCCTCCATTAAACAAGTTCCTACTGGATAAAAAATGAAAACATATCAACTTCCGCAGGTATCCCTGCCAAAATATGACATACCATATCTAAAGAAAACAAAACAAACTTTAGATGAAAAAATAGCTGAAAGTGAAAACCTTGCTAAAACTATAGGGATAACTCTGCCTGGATCCAGGCCTGAAGAAAGAGATAAAATGTCTCTGTTTGATTTTCTTGAAATAGCGAGATTTCCTATTACAGCTATGTTATATGAAACAGCAAGACAATATAAAGAAGACAAACTGGAATGGAATGATATAGATGATATAGTTAAAGCTGGTATTCACGGTTGGAAAAACAGGAAATACACAAGAGATATAATCAATCTATTGTGGCCTGATGCTCCTGAATGGGTAAAAGCAGTTGGAGGAGCCGCGGGTGATATTATTAGTGACCCTGCCACCTGGATAACTTTTGGAATGGGTGGAGGTCTTAAGGGTGGAGCACAGGCGGCCCGAGAAGGAACAAAATACATAAGTGGAGTAACTAAATACGCAGGCTGGTTATCCAAGTATCCGGCAAAATATAAAACTTTTGTTTCAAATATGATAAAAAAATGGGGAGGTAAAACTCTTTCTGAAGCCATACAGAATGCGGCTATAGCTACCACAAGAACAGCAGGCAAGGCCGGTTTATATGCGAGAATACCTTTCACCAAGGCTGAAAAGTTATTAGTCAAGGGTGCTCCTTCAGAACTAATAGCTAAAGGATTGGGAAAGTTTGGAGTAAGTCCTCAAATAACAAAAGCGGTTAAATATTTACCAAGTACTATTAAAAAAGTTCCAGTAGTAGGTGGTATATACAAAGCCTTCAGTCCTTATGGAAAAATAGGTCCATATAGAAAAGCTATAGATATAGATAAAATGAGGCGGGGCTTTCAAACAGCAGACATAAAAATAGTAACTGAACAGTTTAAGGACGTTATTAATGATATAGACAATGTTATAAAAGCTCCACCTAAACAGATAAATAATCTACTAAAAGGAATAAAGCACAAAGGAACAAAGCAGGATAAAATAATAACTTTTATTAGAGATACTTTAGAAAAATACGGCACAGAAGACGCCTACAAAAAACTTCCTAAAAAGCTTCAACCAGTTGCTCAAAAAGTGAGAACTATGTATAAGACACAGTTTGATGAACTGGTAAAACGAGGCATCCTCAAAAAAGAACAATACATTCCAAACTACTTTCCGAGATACTTTGAAAAAGCAGACACTGGTGAGCTGCGCTATTTTAATATAAAAGGCAAGCTTGATCCTAACTTTACAAAGTTAAGAACTTTCAAAACAGCCAAAGAGGCGGAGGCACACGGTTTCAAACTATTAGGTGCAAAAGACAGTATGTCCGTCTATTTTGATCAAGCTATCAGGGCACAAAACTTCCACGATTATTTAAAACAGATAACAGCTTTTTATGGTACTCCTCTTAAAAAAGGAGCAAAATATGCCAAAGAAGATTTTATAAAGCTTAATAAGCCTGGTTTTGAAAGAATATTGGTTCCTAAAGAAATAGGTGAGATAGTTAACCAGGTAGGACTAATACTTGAAAAACCAGATCTATTTATAAAGGCAGCGAGATGGATAAATAAAGGTCAAAATGTATGGAAGAAACAGGCCACTGTTTGGTGGGGTGGTTTCCATGTTAGAAACTATGTCTCAAATGGTTGGACTTATATTTTTGCCGATGGTCTTGGTCCTAAACAAATAAAGAATTATGAAAATGCCCGCAGAATAGTAAGAAATCCTAATAGTCTCAAAAAACTAACTCTAACTCTGCAGGGAAAAAAATATACAAAAACTCTGAAGGACTGGAACAGTTTTTTCACAAGGTCTACAGCTCATAGTGGAGGTTTTGGAGCAAGTGAGTTAAGAGAAATAGCTTCAGTCAGAAAGGGTATTGGAGAAATAGGAAAAACATTCAAAGAAAAAGTTGTTCATCCGGCTGAAAAAGGACTGGCAAGAGCTGGTATTCCATTAGGTAGACAGACAGGTGTTCAGATTGAGAACTCATTTAGAATCGCGAGTATGATGAATGGTGTAGACAAGGGACTTAACCTCACTGAAGCCGCTTTGAGGTCAAATAGACTTTATATTGATTATGCCTCCTTGACGCCTGCTGAAAGGGTTGTCACAAAGTTTATACCATTTTATTGTGTGCCGGAAACAGCAGAAATACTAACAAAAGTAGGATGGAAGAAATATACTGACCTGAAAATAGGCGAAGATGTTCTAACATACAATGTAGATAAAAATGGAACAGAATGGCAGCCGGTAGAAGACATAGCGGTTTTTAATTTTGATGATGAACTCGTTCACATTAAAAATAAAACTAATGTGGATTTTCTCTGTACAGAAGATCACAGATGGCCGGTTGAAACAACCAAACATAAAGTAAAAGGAAAGTTGTATGATGGTGAGAGAAAAATAATTAGAACTTATAAACTCAACACTACGCATAGTCTAAAACTTTCTGCTCTTCCTCTGAAAGATCGCGATAGTATAATAACTCCGCGGGATGCCGCCATTATTGGTTGGATTGTTACAGATGGAACGATCAAACATGTCGGGAAAGACAAAAAATCTATTTGGGCAACTATCTATCAATCCCCCAAAAAGTATGCTGATGAAATAAGAGAACTAATAAAAGATTATGGTGCTAAAGAATTAGTCCATCCAACGACTGGAGTAATAAGTTTTCCTTTGAAAGCCTCTTATACAAACACGATAAAATACTGGTTAGAAGACATAAGTAGATTACCTGAACTGGTATCACAGCTTTCTAATGAAGCATTAGAAGCAATGTATGATGCCATGATAAAAGCAGAAGGAACTACATTTAGAAAAAATAATAAAACAACGGCTGTTATGTTTTCCCAACTAAGAGGGCCAGTATTGGACGCCTTCCAAATAATATGTCAGCTCCTTGGAAAGTCATTCTATACCAAAAATAATAATGGATATGTCAATAGAAAATATAATAATGTTTTTGTAACTAATTTAGATATTTTTAAAGAACACTACAAAGGAAAAATATGGTGTCCTAAAACAGCTAACTCTACATGGATAATGAGACAAAATGGAAGACCAATAATAACGGGCAATACTTGGCTTAAAGAAAATATGGTTAACCAGGTTATCTTCATGATGGCCGATCCTGGTAAATATAGTATGTATACCTCAAAAGCTTTAAGAGCTATTAGCTGGGAAAATCAGGACCTGAAGAAGTATATGCCTGAATGGATGAAAGAAAATCAATATGTAATGTCTCCATTCGGACTTAATATAGGTGGTACACCAATGGTGGCCAATCCTAACCTACCATTTCAGGATCCATATAAGTATTTACAGCCAACTCGACCACTTAGAGGACTAACCGAGGCGGCCATTCAAAGTATGTCTCCGTTTATTAAGCTACCTTTTGAACTTGCCGGTGGAACAAGTTTATTTACAGGAAGACCCATAGCCTACAGTAAATATGATACCAGTGAAATACCTCCTGCGATGTCTCCTTTTGTCAGGGCTATACCAGAAAGAATAAGAAAAAAGCTTGGCATAGTACTTAATAAAAATGGCATATATGAAGCAAACGCAAAAGTAGTATATGCTCTGTATAATCTATTACCTCTATTAAGAGCTGGTGAAAATATAAGAGGTTTTACAAAACCTCCTGAAGAAGATTATAAAGTGTTGGCTAAAAAGTTTGGAGCAATGAGTAGAGGTGCCGGTATCAAGTTAAAACCTTTTGATCCTGAATATTATAAAAAAAGAGCTAAAAATAAATATTATCAAGAACTTAAAGCTAAAATAAATAAATATGTGGGAAGTAGATAATGGAACAGGGTAGAAAACCTACAGAGTATTATACTGATGATAATGGAACTCATCCCATATTCAGTGATTATGATACTATAAATGCAACAGATATTAATGTCTCAGGAACTTTAAATGCGGCAGATATTAATGTCTCAGGAACTTTAAATGCTACAAGTATTAATGACACCGACGGTGATACACGCATAACGGTAGAAGAGACCGCTGATGAAGATAGGGTACATGTTTATACTGTTGGCACTAAACGGATGACGATTGATGAGAATGGCAACGTAGTTGTTAATAATGATATAAATATACAAGGCACAACAACTTTAGGAAATACTATTCTTGGAGTTGGTAAAAAAATAAGTGATGCTGATGGTGATACTTATATTGTTCTTGAGGAAACTACTGACCAAGATAGGGTATATGTTTATACTGTTAGCACTAAACGGCTGACGATAGATGAAAACGGTAAAGCTGTTTTTAGTAATGTACCTGAAAACGCTTTAGACATAGCTCCCGATACAGATGTTTATATAAGAATTGGTAAGGCTTGGATTGGTTATTATGGCAGTACTGGTGAAATGGGATTGGGTCATATAGATCATAGAAGTGTGGCATCGGCAGGATTTAAACAAAGCAGTATTGGTAATACTTATATTAATGCTATCGATGGGAAGACTATTTATTTTCGTACTGGTAATGTTGACAGGATACTAATGGGGCCTACTAAATTTAGACCCGCTACTGATAGCGCTATGATTTTAGGCGATTCAACTCATTGTTGGTCGACTGTGTATAGGGATGCAGAGGCCGGGTGTTCTGACAAGCGATTAAAGAAAAATATAGCAGCGTCTGATCTGGGTTTGGATTTCATTCTAGCCTTAAAACCTATTAGATTTAATTCGATTAAATGTGCCGAAAAAGTAAAAGATGTGCATTACGGATTAGCAGCACAGGATATTAAAGAAGCGGCAGATAAACTTGGAAAAGAATTTCATGGGTATTTGCATGATGAAGAGTCAGATAATTGGTTTTGGAGTCCTCAAGAGTTTATAGCACCAATAATAAAAGCCATCCAAGAACTTAACAATAAGATTAGTCAACTGGAGATACAAAATGGTACTAGACAGCAAAGACCAAAAAGAACTGTTGCTTAATATTATTAAAAACGTGCAAATAGGCGGCAATCTTGAGCAGGCACAGCAGACTATCACAGTTATACAAGGCCTGTTCAAGTCGGTTCAAGAAGCAAAAGTACAGGAGAAAATACAAATGAAACAAGACAAACAACGTCTACTGGCAGAAGAAAATGTAAAATAATATCTATAATTAAAGTACAAAACAATGGCTGTCAATAAAACTCTTTTCTATAAACAATACTATGGAACTATAGAATATTACGCCCCTGAAGATTGTTATGAAGGATACATACTTGATACAGAACCTTATTACATAAACTACTTTAGTAATACATTAGAAGGTCTTGAAAAAGAATTTAGAAAGGCAGTAGAGGAGTATATTAAAAATGGAAGACAAATATAGAACTGTAGCAACATGTAATGCTATGCGTAATGGATTGAATGACACAGTAGAAAAACTATGTAGTAAGATAGATAAGTTTGTAGATATACAGATAGAACAGAGTAAAGAGGTATATTCCATATGTAATAAAGTTAAAAGACTGGATCAAAGACAGGACAAAGTAGAACTTAAAATAGAAGATATAGAGAATGATACTATAAGACAGAGTATGTGGTTAAAAGTATTTCCTACGGCTGTTGGTGTTGTTGGTTTTATATCGGCTATTATTGTTGTTATTTTTAGACTAATAGGTAAAATATGA